CTTGTTGTATCTATACCAGATAACTTACCGAAAGTAATTAAAGGATAAACACCAGCGTTATCAAAATCCTCACCTGTAAAACCAATCACAGGCATTGTTGATGCGGTTGTTGCGTTTGCTAACTCAACCTCATGTATATCATTATCAAAACCTGTAATATAAACTGGACAACCTTTATCTATTGTACCAGCACTACCTTTTTTACCCCATATTGTTACATTACCTGTTGATACGTATTCTTCACCAGTAACCCACTGATTATCCGCAACATCAAAGTAAAGTAACCTACCTTGATATGTATTGTCAGGTGTTGTAGGGATATTCGATGTTACATCATCTAAATCATTAAGTGTTATACCACTAACACTACCATTAATTGTTGTAGCGGAAATAGTATCTACCACTAATGTACCATTAACAGTTAACCCTGTCATAGTGTTAATTGTAGATGTTAAATCCCCTAATCCACCATTTCTAGATATTGTGAATGTGTTAGCGTCATTGTATGTAAATCCTGTGACAAATGTATTTGTATCTACAGGTACAGTAACATCTACTTTAATGACATCACCAACGGTGGATATCGTTGTATTACTACCACCACTAAGTGTTCTAAAATATAAATCCGTTCCAGACTTACCACTAAACACCTCACTAGCACCACCACTATTAACACCATTTTCTACCTTAGAATCTAATTGTGTTTGTACATTACCACTATAAGTGTTAAAGTCTGTAATATCTAATTTACTGTCTAACTCTGTTTGTAAATTAATTACATCAGATATAGTATGTGTGTGAGCAGTACTAGTTAAGTTATTAAATGAAGTTTGATGTGGGTTATTTGTATCTGCGGTATGTGAGTTAAATAATGTTAAATCAGTTTTACCACTTAATACAGGTAATAAGTCAACATTATAGAAGTTAACCCCCTGAATATTGTTATCAAATCTAATTTCTGTTCCACTTAGATATGCATCTGTTGTGTAACTATCAGTCATACCTGTTGTAAATCCACTAACTTGGAATGTACCCCCACTTGAATTGGTATAAGTTACGATACCTGTTGCTGGATTATAAACCCCACTAACAACATACACATCTGACGCTAAAACAGCTAAATTAGAAACTAAATTAGGTTGACCCTCATTTTGTCTTATCGTTAAATCATATGTAGATGGATTAAATGTAAATCCTGTTACATAGGTGTCAGTACTAATAATAGATGACAAATCAACGTCAAAAGTAGTTTCAGGTGAATTACCGACAAAGTTTATCTCTTGTGTACCTGTATTATAAGTACCACCACTAACAAAGGTGTTAGTATCTAAACTTTCTATTATAGTAGTTAGGTTAGTACCACCACTAAGTATTGTGGTCGCGTCTAAGGTACCATTGACTGTTAACCCTGTAACCGTATTAAATGAAGAATTTAAATCAACACCATCGTTTCTACTAATTGTAAACGTATTAGCGTTATTGTAAGTAAATCCTGTTACAAAAGTGTCATTAACATCAATTGTAGATAAGTCTAATGTATATGTATTACCATCATTTCTTGTAAATGTTGCCGTTGCTGTTCCATTATCGTATGTAGCACCTGTTGTAAATGTATCGGTAATTCCTGTTATCTTAACAAAATTACCATCATTTCTTAAAAGAGATAATGTATCGGTAGAATCTACATAATTTCCTGCAATTACAAAAGTATTAGCACTCACCGAACTAACCAATGAAGTTAAATCAACATCAAATGTGGTATCAACAGAGTTACCAACAAAGTTTATTTCTTTTGTACCACCATTGTAAGTACCACCACTAACAAACTTATCTTGGTCTGTTGGGAACGTTACCTCTAAATTAACTGAAGTGGAATCAGAAGATATATTTACTGTACCACCTGTAGATGTTAATCCTTTAAATTCTAAATCAAAACCATTCTTTTGAGCAAATACACCTTCAGATGAAAGATTTGTTGCCCCACTTATTTTTGTATCTAATAACGATTGTGTATTACCAGTGTAAGTGTTAAAAGTTGTTATATCTAATTTACTGTCTATTTGTGTTTGTACACTTCCACTATAAGTGTTAAAGTCTGTAATATTTAATTTACCATCTAACACACTTTGTAGGTTAATAACTTCACTAATACTATGTGTATGTGCCGTATTAATTAGATTACTGAATGAGGTTTGATGTGGGTTATTTGTGTCACCAGTATGCGTGTTAAATAAAGTCAAATCAGTTTTACTGTCTAACTCACTTTGTAAATCAGTAATACCACTTAAAGGTATATTAGTTAACCCAATACCACTACCATAATAAGTTATACCAGAAAGTGTTGTGACGACTGCTGATAAATCTACACCGTCATTTCTATTAATGGTAAAGGTGTTTATATTATCGTATGTAAAACCAGTTGTAAATGTATCATTAGTGTCTATTGTTGATAGATTTACATTATAATTTGTACCATCGTTTTTAACAAAAGTTATTAATTTAGTACCATTATCATAAGTACCACCCGTAGTAAACGTATCTGTAACACCTGTAATATCTATTTGTACAGAATCATTTCTAGTTAAAGTTATTGTGTCTGTTGAAGGGTTATAAGTACCCCCTGTAACAAAAGTATTTGTGTCAGGTGGGATAGAAACATCTATTTTAATTTGATTTGTAGACGGATTAGATAAGGTTACATTAGAACCACCACTTAACTTTAAGACATCAAAACCATCATTTCTAGTTAATACGGCCTGATTAGAGTTAAATGTAGTTCCTGTTACAAAAGTATTTGTATCAGGTGTAATACTACTAACATCTCTATACTCTACTAAACCTGTTGTAGTATTTCTAGTTAATATTTGTGTAGCGGTATTATTTAAATTTGGTACGTCTGTTAGTGTGAATGTCGTAGCACTTGTCGCCAACAATATTGTATCACCAGAAATAACCTCAATACCTTTTAGAAATAAAGCTAAATCATGTATTGTTATTGGTGAACAACCGTATAAATTACTTGTGTGTATTGCCGTACAAGCCGTTATACTTGAATTAAATAAAACTGACCCATCACCATTAAAAACATTACCGTTAATAGTAACATTATCAGTGCAACCACTTATAGTGTTAGTAAATAAAACACCATCACAAACAAAAAGATCACCAGTAGAACCCGTGATAGAACCACCAGTAGAAGGTTCAACAACAAAATACTTTACTATATCTGGACCACAATGTCTATTACTCATTATATTATTATTAATCCGTTCAATGTTATTTCTGCTATCTTGGTAGAGTCTGTTTTAACAATACTAATTGTTATTTCATCCTCTGTATCCGCAATAAATGGCAGTGAAACAGGTGAACCGTTTTTATAAATAGTGTAAGAACTAACATTGTTTGTTGCTATTGTAGTAAAATTGGTTCTATTATCAGTCTTAAATTTAAGGCTGGTTGGTGCACTAGGTAGATATTGTATGATAACTTTTAAAGTTTTATCTTTTTCTGTTTCATCTTTAATAAATCTAACTATAGATCTTGGTCGTCTTTCATCCACTTCAGTTGTAATAAAAGTTCTACTAATAGCTGGTTTAACTTCAAATTCTTCTGAATCTACTATATAACCTTGTAGTTTCATTTCAAAGGATTGAACGTAATATCTTTTAGAATTTAAATCAGTTATTTGACTTTCATCCCCTATAGATTCTAACATTATTGGAAAATAATGGCCTTTTATATTAACATAAGCTTGTGCTGAAGCAAATGTTTGCATAACTTTTTTTACCAAAATATTTAACTCTCTCATCCTAAAAGTGAAAAACCTAACAGTGTATATCATATCCACCCCAACAGGGTTAGGGATACCATAAATGTCAGCACCTTTTCTATTCCCATCCCAAATAGGTATTTGCATATAAGGAAAGTTTTTTCTTATCGGTATCTTAAAATCAGCTGGATTAGTTCCAGTTTCAGGATTAGGTCTTCTAACAATAGATATAAAAGGTATTTTTACATTTTTAAATTTGTCTGTATTAGGCCAAAGTTTAGCAAATTCATTCCATCTTTGTAGTGTTAAAAAATTAACAGGAATTTTTTCACCTTTAACCACTATCCCTAAATCATTTTCAACAAACTCAACAAACCCAGCATCCAAGTCTTCAAAATCTACCGACCTAGGTAAAAATTGTTTGTTTTGTTCCAAAAATTGATCAGTCCAGTTTTTGGGACCTCCTTGTGGGTCTATAACTTTTATATCAATATCTTTTTTTCTTTTTTTAGGCAGTGCCATATTTTATTTATTTTTTTCTTTTATCCATTAAACTCATCAACATCAGCAACAGTACAAACAATTTTTCTATAGTAAGTTTTATAACCAACTCTAGTTTTTGCGTTATCAGTATTTATTTTACCATCATTAACAACTGTAAAATATTTGATGTTATCTTCTCTATCTGGGTAACCAATATAATCACCATAACTTATATCAACACCCAATTCAATTAATTGGTCTTCGAAAATAGTAAAGGTAAGATTACCATATTCTTCATATCTAAAATAACCTTCAGAATAATCTTTTGATTCCGACTCTTCTAACATAGGTCTAACTTTTAATTCTATGGGTGGGTGAAATTTTATTTCTTCCACATCTGGTTCACCATAAGTGTCGTCTGTTTGGCTTTTAAGTCGATCAACTCTAAAAAGTATTACAGTAAAATTTAAATCACCTTCAACAAACTCACGAGCCATTTCATTTTCTAAACCAAAATCTAAGTAGTCATAAAACTTACCCATACGGTTTATTGGCAATCTTTTTTTACTAGACATAAAGCATTCTTTTTTTATAAATATTTACGATTACCCATTTTGTTTATTTTATTTAAATTGTTTTTATATTTAATTAGTTATGTTAGATATTAGTAAGTTAAAAAATAGAAAAACACTTAGTAAATTAGAAAGTTATGAGGGTAATAATGAATATATCCTATCTTTAAAAGAAAAATTAGAAAAAGATGGTTCTTTTTTTATTTCACCTAGTGTTGCTGAATATATAGAAAATAATTTTTATAGAGACCCAGTTGAAATTAACAAGGTTATTTCTATTACCGAATTTTTTGGAAAACAATTACAAGAGAAGTATGAATTAAATCATGTTCCTGAAAAAGTTTTGGTCGAGTGGGTTTTAGGTGAAACAGAGAAATCATATCATGTAAAAGGTAAAGTATTTAAAAACCAAAAATACTCACCTATTTTTTATGTACCTAAAACACAGATAGCTGAAAATTTATTTGATGTTGAGGTAGAAGTTGATGTAGATTTCGATAAATATCAAGAGATGGATAAAAGGGGGTGGAGAGTATTCCCCCACCAAGAGGTAGGTATTAAGTTTCTTTTATCTAAAAATAATAGAATTTTGGGAGACGATATGGGTCTTGGTAAAGTAATAGCTAACGATACACCTGTTTTAACACCAAGTGGTTGGGTTGAACATGGGTTATTAAAAGTCGGTGATTATGTTATCGGTAGTAATGGTAAACCAACAAAAGTTTTAGCTGTTTACCCTAACCCATTAAAAGACTATTATAACATCACTTTTACTGATGGAACAGTTGTTGAAGCATGTGACGAACACTTGTGGTCTGTTTATACGCCATCACAAAAAAAACGTAACACCAAAAACCATATATTAACAATTAAAGATATGTTGGATAAAGAAAAAAAGATTGTTAGTGATGGTGTTGGTTATAATGAAAAAAAGAAATACACAACAAAAACTTATTACAAATTGGGTAATGGTGATTGTAAATGGTATATACCTATAGTTAAACCAGTAGAGTTCAAACCAAGAGAAGTTAAGGTAGACCCATATTTATTGGGTGTCTTATTAGGTGATGGTTCCATTAGTATAATGAATAGGGTTGGGTTAACTAGTAAAGACCCTGAAATTATAAATGAGATTAGTAATAGATTACCTGAAAATATATTAATAAGTGATCTTAAAAAAGAAATATCTTTTGGTTTTATAATGAAAGACAAATCTAAGGGCAATACCTTATTAAAGTCTTTGGAACACTATAAATTACTTGGGACAAAATCTGATAATAAATTTATACCCGAAGATTATAAATTTAATACCATTAATATACGATTAGAAGTTCTACAAGGTTTATTAGATACAGATGGCTACTGTTCAAAAAATGGTACGATACAACACTACTCAGTATCTAAACAGTTGTCAGACGATGTTAAAGAATTGGTACAATCATTAGGTGGTGTTGCTAGACAAGGAAGTAAAGTGGGATATTATAGATTACCAAACGGTGAATTAAAAAAATGTAAAATTTGTTATACTTTAACAATAAATTTACCAGAATATATTAAACCTTTTAAATTAACCCGTAAATTAGAAAATATGGTAAATGTTAAGAAATATCACCCATCTAGAGGTATTAAAAACATTGAATTTTCTAGAAGAACATTAGGCCAATGTATAACTGTTGAAGCTGAAGATTCTTTATATGTGATAAACCAATATGTTGTTACACACAACACATTAATGTCCACAATATCTTCAATAGAATCAAAATCAGAGAAAATACTAATAGTTTGTCCTGCTAATGCAAAGATTAACTGGTTTAGAGAGGTTAATGCTTATATACCTGAAGAAGATATAACTATACTTAAAACAGGTCATTGGGACCCTAAAAAATACACAATCATAAATTATGATATCTTAAAAAACTTTGAAACCATAGTAGATGGTAGAAAAGTTTATAAAGAAGGTGAGATAAAATCTTTTTTAAGTGACGAGGGTTTTGATTTAATTATATTAGACGAAGCTCATATGGTTAAAAACCCATCAAGCCAAAGAGCAAAAATAATTAATCAAATTAGTAAAAAAATAAAAAGACGTTGGTTATTGACAGGAACCCCTCTAGCTAACAGACCAATGGACTTTTTTAATCTTTTAAAGATATGTGATTCTCCTGTTACGGCTAGTTGGAAACAATATGCTTTTAGGTATTGTGATGGTAAAAAGTTTAAAAAGAAACTAAAAAATGGTTCTTATAAAGATATTTGGTTAACCGATGGAGCATCTAACTTAGAAGAGTTACATGAGAGAACAAAAAATTTAATATTAAGACGTAAAAAAGATGACCACTTAGATCTACCACCTAAAATTGTGGCACCATATTATATCGAAATAGATGATATGCGTGAGTATAATAATGTATTTGAAGAATATTTAGAATGGGCCAAATCTGAAGGTAAAAGGCTAGGTGCTGGTAGACACATGGTAGAACTAATTGTTCTTAGAAAATATTTGGCTTTAGAAAAAACAAAACAAAGTATTGCTTTAGTCGAACAAGCCATAGAGAATGGTAAGAAAGTAATTATCTTTACTAATTTTACCCACTCTTTTGATGCTTTAATGAAACATTTTGGTGGGTTAGCCGTGGGTCATAATGGTAAAATGAATAGTACACAAAAACAAAACTCTGTCGATAGATTCCAAAATGATGATAAGGTTATGGTTTTTGTGGGTAATCTTATTTCAGCTGGTACAGCAATTACACTAACAGAAGCGGAGGTCGTTATTATGAATGATTTAGATTTTGTACCATCTAATCATGCTCAGGCAGAAGATAGGGCACACAGAATCGGAAGTAAGTCAACAACCAATGTATATTATCCTATAGTTGTTGGTACCATTGATGAAATGATGTTTAAAATTTTAGAGAAGAAAAGAAAAATCATAGACACAGTTATTGGTGATGAACATGTGTCTATGAATATTGAAGAAGATTTATTTGGAGAGTTTATGAGTGGTTATTTTTAATCCCACCAACCTTGGATATTATGTTCAATTAAATCCCATAAAAGTTTATGTGCTCTTTTTTGTTTTTCAACAGAATTTAAAAACAAATTATTATAAACTTGGTCCATTTCTCTAATTTTTTCTTTAGATTCGGTTAACTCATATTTTTTCTTCATAGAAAATAATTTAGGGTTTTTGGTGTTAACTAAATTAACATCAGAAGAACCCTTACCATAAATTTTTTCAAACTTATCAGTATATTCTAAAGCATAATCTTCATTATACACCTTTTCCATTAAACGAAGAACCATTCTAATACGACTAGCTTTATTTTTAGCAGATAAAGTTATAGCTCTATCAGATTCTAAAAATTCAGCCTGTTTTTCTAATTGAAACTTAAAAACCTCAAGTGAATAACCGTAATCAAAATCGTATTGATTCCATATTTTTGGTAACCATTTGATTACATTTTTTATTTGCCAAATTTTTCTTTTAAACCAATATTTCATATTTTTTCTTTTTTAACTCTAATAATTTTTAAATATAATTCATGATTAAATTTACTCCTAGACTGAGTCCAATAATCATTAATATATCCCATACTTGGGTTTGAATAAGGTTTTGTTATTCTTTCTTTTGGGATAACAGTTGATTGTATTTTAATCATCGTTTTCTTTTTTATAAAAGTAATATAATTTTGGATAAAAAACAAATATTATGGAAGATAAAAATAAAGAACAGGTAGAACACCCAAACCACTACAATCAAGGAATTGAAATGTGGGATTACGCTTATTCACATAACTTAGATTTCTTTGAAGGTAATATTGTTAAATACGTTACTCGTTGGAGACATAAAAATGGGACTCAAGATCTTTACAAGGCAAAAATGTATTTAGATAAATTAATTAAACTGAATGAGAATTCGTGATATTTATTATAAAAATATAAATAATGATAATTTTAGAAAACATGTTCAAGAAGATCCTGATTGAAAGTGGGTTGCGTAATATACGTGATTTGTCTCATCGTTACGATAAGGCAAAAATCTACTTTCATCAGGATCTTTGACGGGTCTTGATGGTGTAACCACGGCATTGGCCATGAAAAATTACTTGGAAAACAACGGGATAAAAGTTGTTGATGCAGAAGTTATCCAATATGGTGATAAAGAATTCTCAATCAAAAAACCATCTGCTAGTGGTGATATAATGCCAGTTTTAGTTGATTTTGCCCACGGAAAACCCATGTTCGTCATACACACGGACCACCATGACAAACAAGTAGGTGCTGAAAAAGGGGCTTCCACTTCTTTTAGACCTTCACGTTCTAATGTTGAAACGATATCTCAAGTAGTTTCACCTTCGGATATTTTTCCTGATGACGATATTAAAATGATTTCTACTGTTGATTCAGCAGATTTTGTTAAAATGGGGATTAAACCTGAAGATGTAATGACTTACGTTTTTCAACTAGATAAAGAAAAAGAACTTTCTAGAAATAAAAAAATTATGGCTTTAGTGACCAATAAATTATTATTGGCATATAAAAACAAACCTAATTTTTTAGAAAATCTAGTAATGAATTCATCACCATCTCTTTTAAACATTTACTTAAACATTGTTAAACAAGCTAAAGAAGAGGGTTATGTATCTCCTGATGTGATGAAATCTAATTTGGAAGATTATATCCAAAAACAAAAAGAAAGTGAAAATGTAGAATACATAAAAGATTATGGTATTATTTCACAATATGGTGGTGGAGCTTTATTTAAACCTGGAGCTTACGATAGATACGTTCCTTTTAAAAACTATCCTGACGCAAATTTCTTAGTTATAGCATGGCCATTAGGTTTATTACAAGCTTCATGTAACCCTTTTAAAGCTAGTAGAGAATTGAAGGGTGTTAATTTGGGTGAAATAGCTCAAGAAGTTTTAAGTGAGTATGAATCAGAATTAAAAGATAAAAAAATAACTGTAGACACAATTAAGTATTTTGCTGAAAAAAATAAATCATTTAGTGAGGAATCAGTTGGTTTTACTTTTAAAGATATGGTGGCAATGTTTGAAGAAACTGAGGGAGGTATTACAGGTTTAAATAATACACCCAAAGGTTCACCAGAAGATTATACAGTAGAAAGGTGGCAAAATGCTATTAAAAAAATAATGGATAAACCTTATTCTAAATTATCAGAAAGAGAAAGAAAAGCACTTAAATTATTGTCAGTTACTGGATGGGATATGATTCAAGCTAACAGTGGGGGACATAAATGTATAACAAACGTATCGGGATTAATGTATTTCGGTAAAGATGGTAATGTTTTCTTAAAGAAATTTAAAGATAGTCTTATTAATAAACTAAAAGAAAAAATTGATGCAGATAAATTATCTGAAAATGCCTTCACCAAAAAACAACTCTTAAAACAATACGGATTGTAAGAAAATAAAAAAACACATCTACTTGTTTACGATGTGTTTTTTTATGCCTATATTTAAAATAAATTAATTAAACGAGTGGTTAAGATTTGACCCGTCCCAAAAATCAAAATTTATGAGTAAACAAGAAATTGTACAGGCAACACCTGAAATGATTAAAACCTTCTTAGAAGGTCATGACCCCGAAAAATTTATTACATCGATTGAATTAAACCAAACTGGTGATTGGTCGGTAGATGAGACTAATAAAGTTTATATTGTAATAGATGACCCAAAAAAGGGTAAAAAAATTAAAATACAAAAATTCACACCATTTTGTTGGACCAAAAATTTAAGAGGTTCTGGTTTCTATGGTGATGATTTAGATATTATTAGAAAAGCAGCCAAACAATTCGGTATAACAACTGAAAAATTGATAACTGGTGATAACGATAGGTTGGAAGATGGTTATAAGTTTTTAGTTAAAACAACAGGAACCTATAGAGATTTAGTAAATTTCTTTAAGAAGGGTGGTATTGACCCTTGGAGTAAAGAAGGAAAGTTAATACAACTTTTACCGCCTGTTGAACAATTTATGATTCAAACAGGTAAAAGACTTTTTAAAGGTTATGAAGATTATACTGAGGTTCATAAATTAACATTCGATATCGAGACCACCAGCCTTGAACCTGAAAATGGACATTGTTTCATGATAGGTATTAAAGATAATCGTGGTTACCAAAAATTAATTACAGCGTACAACGAAGAGGGTAATTATACTGAAGAGGGTGAAAGAAAAATGTATGAAGAATTTTTTAACATCATACATGAAATAGAACCGACAATTATTATTGGTTATAACTCTGAAAACTTTGACTGGTCTTATGTTTTTGGTAGAATGGAAATATTAGGTCAAACAGAGATTAATGTTAGAAAATCTAAAAAAACAGGTAGAGTAACTTCTATTGATATTGTTAATGATATCATCAAAACCAAACATCCGATGATTGGATGTTTTAGAAAACCATCTACTTTAAAATTGGGTTCTGAAACTGAAGATTATAAT